AGTACTTTTAGCTGGCGCTCAAGAAGAGCTAAAGTCGTTCCGACGGGGGCTTGCGCATTCATGTCCGATACTTGCATATCGGCTGTTGCAGCAAAACGACGTCCCTCGTCCACAATCTGGTTCAACAGATTGAACAATACGTTGCTTGGCTCCTTATATGGGAGCGGTAAGATTGAGTCTCTTATGTTGCCAGAGGCGACATCGACATCTCGAAATTCTCCCGGAGCAATAGGTGTGTCATCACCCTTAATGCGTAGTCCTCTGGACTTGAGGCCACCCGGTAGATTCGATAGAGTTCCCGCATCAACGAGCTGTCGCATAATGCTGGTCGCCGATTTCGCAAACCCGCCGATGAGGTGGAATAAACCAAACCCGTAAGCGCCGAACCCCGGGATGTATTGGTAGTGGACAAAGTGTTGTCTTTTGAGTCTGAGCGCATCGCCTTCCTTCCAGTTACGTCGTATTGAGAGGATAGTGTTTGTGCCTTTAATTAGTGTGACAACATATGGGAATGCAATCCCAGTCTCGTTACCATCCTCATCAACGTCTTGGAAACCATCCAAATCCAAGTCCACGTGGCACTCATATAGCGTGTAGCGGTCATCGTTCAGATCACTAAACCCAGTCTCTTTATCTTTGGCTTGCTTGATGTCATCCTTTTGGCGCGAAGGATCAGGCAACTCTATATCTAAGTAAAAACCCGCAGCTTGCAGTTTGAGAATATCGTTCTTGGTTTTGCGCATGACGTGGGTTACGCGGTGGCATGTATCCATATCAGTTGCACCATAAGGCAGAATAATATCTTCTGCTGGCACAAACATTGCTACCTGCCTGCCCAAATTGGGATCGAAATAAATTTTCTTAAATGCTGAACCGGTTGAGGGCAGTGACCACAACATGCGCTCGTGCTCTGGCCTGTACTCAGGCATCGCTTCTGTGAGCTCGTAGTTCATATCATCTTGCACATTTATTGCTACCTCCCGTGTCTCAGGAGTTTCTTTACCGATGATTTTGCTCAGCACTGGGCCTTGGGCTGGGAATGTCTCCGTTATCATCTCGGCTTGGAAGCGTACAACCGCTTCCGTAATCATGGGGTGGAACACACCACAAGCACCGTCCCAAGGTTCTGTGCGCTCCTCCATCTGGAGTCCCAAGAGTTTGAGTCCTTCGACATATGCCTTCTCCCACTCTTTGCGGGATGCTTTGTCTTGGTCGATGTCGTAATCCAAATCCCCAGCCACTGTGGAGAGCACGCTTGGTGACATGTACTCAGCCAAGTTATCGTCAAACTCTTCTTCACCTTGTGTGGAGTCTTTTGGGTTTAAGTCAATCTCCATGCCGTCGGCGCTAATATGTACCGCGTCGGGATTCTCAACTTCAATCTCAATGTCCGGTTCGTCACTTGGTACGAGGGAGTCCAAACCCAATGGAGCTTGGTTGAGTGCTTTATCAAAACTACTTGTTGCCATGATGTTCCTTAATAATAAGCTGCTGATCTGCGACGCCAATATGCTGGCTCGTCCTTCTCATCCGAGTCTAACGAAATAAAGCCGCCTTGTCTAAATCTCATTAACGCTTGTGAGGTAGTATCCACATAGTCATCGTTCTCGCCAACTGGGAATGCGGCGACCTCTTCGATTACTTCTTTTGCCCATCTTGTATCGGGGGCCCAGACCATTCCACTGGCAAAGAGGTCAGACACAGCGTTAAGCCGCACCATCTTATCATTGCCGCGGCTCGGATTGGTCTCTTGGACAGGTATTCCCATTGCTTTGAGTTCTTGTATGAGTGGAGCTCCAGCAGCCTTTTTTTCCACAATGAATGCATCGGGTTGCCATTCTTTCCAATGTTTAAGCGCTACGGCTTTCAGTTCTGGGAATGCCATTCTGTCTTTGAACGCGTCAAGCAATATGATCTGCGCTTGATCGTGCTCCTCTTCATTGTAGAAGACGCCCCATGTTGTGCAAGCGGAATAGTCCGAATTGTTCTTGGTCTCAAACGCCGTATCCCAAGACTGGATAATGTAATCGCACTGTGGTGGCTCATCAGCTTCCCATATGCGCCAGTGCTTCCTAGAAATAATAGCGCTCGTATCTGATGTGGGCTGTTGCATGTACTGGGCGTTCCAGTACCTTGGATCTAAAGACGCCTTGATCTTCTTTAGCGCATCGAGTGGCCACTGCTCGGGCCATAGACTCTTCTCGTCTTCTGTGCCCTCATTTAGTATGGGTGGTAACTCCACAATCTCCCAAGGCAAAGCTTCGGGGTTCCTGATCTGGTAGTCAATCAACTTACCCGTCAAATCAAGAAGAGACCAGCGCGTCATAATCACTATGATCGCACCACCCGGCATTAGACGCTGCAAGGGACCCGTTTGGAACCAAGACCACGCCGTATCAAATGCAAGTCTGGAGTTTGTCTTTACGTCCTGCTCAGAATGAGGATCATCAATAACAAACAGATCAGCCCCGCGGCCAGCCAAAGCGCCGCCGACACCGGCTGCATAGTACTGACCTCCAGCCGATGTAGACCATTTACCAGCCGCCTTCTGATCCTCCGCAATTTGTGTTGTAGGGAAAATTTCATGGTATTCCTCGGATTCAATTAAGTTACGAACTCGGCGTCCAAAGTCTTCAGACAAACCGGCAGTGTGCGTGCCCATGATAATTTTCTTTTCTGGGAACTTGCCCAGAAAATACGCAGGGAACAAATATGATGAGAACTCTGACTTACCGTGACGCGGTGCTATGTTAATGATAACGCGCTTCTTATTACCTGCAATGACATCCTCAAATATCTTTGCAAGTTTCCTGTGGTGTGGTCCCACTTTGAATCCGGGGTATACCGCCTTGGCAAAGCCAAGTATATTATTCTGCGCTGCCACAAGTGTGGCGCGTTTCTCACGTTCTTCTAAATCGCAAAAAAGCTCCAGCTTCTCCTCCTTCGTCATGTTGGGGAGATTCTTTTGGATGAGCTTCGCTTCAAGCGGCGTCAGGCTCGTGATGCTCGATAGATCCATTGATACTTATGTCGGTTATGTCATCCGTGGGGGCCAGTGCGTCTGCAATGTCCATGAACTTATTCAGCTTGTCTTTGATGCGTTGGTCAAGCTCGCTGTCGCTCATCTCAGTCTTCTCGACTTTGATGTTCTCTGTAAAGAGCCCAATCTCTGTGACCTTGCCCAACAGTGCCAACGCCTTGAGGCGTATATTGGCGCTGGGGTTCTCAACCTCTTCTAGTATCTTGGCAACAGCGTAGCTACGTATCTGCTTGGCCTGCTCCACAAACTCCCAGTCATATGCAGTCAGCATACCAACTAAATGTTGCACTGCTTGTGGGGTCTTTACTTCGGCGAGTGCCGTGTGGGTAACTTCGTGTGGTGCGGCTGAGACAATATTTGCAAACGACTTCTGCGCTGCCTTGGTGTCTAACTCTGTTGCCAATTGATCTGAATCTACTACACCTTGAGACTTTAACCAGTCCAAAGTATTAACCTTGGCGTCTATGGTTTCTGTAGGCGTAGCTTTATCCAAGGGCGTAAAGCCCTCTTTGTGCCCAGACACCTCTGGTTCAAAATCAAGTAAGTGATCTAACATGCGTAGGCTCTTGTAACCTCGTTAGTAATAATGTACACTATATTCCGGTAAATGTGCAAGCAGTTGCCATTTGCTTTCTCTCTCGGTTTTTGTAAAGAAACCTTTGCCCCGGTTCTCCGGGGCTTTTTTTTTGGGTGTGTTGGACTCGATTTGGTCTTCAACTATGGCGCAGTGGAAAGCCAGAAAAATCTGCGCGTCGACATCCTCGAATGCTGGCTTAACGTCCAACACCCGCGGAGTATACTACATGTCTAATGTTAGACAAGAGTGTTTTGGAATTTTATAAAATAGGTGGGGGGTAGTACAAAGGTATTACAGAAATACTTGGAATGGTTATGGAACAGTGTTCATGGTGACCATGCCACCCTCATCATTTCTTGGGGGGTGGGGGTATAGTGGGGTCTAAAGTATTCAAAATCAGCCGTCAAAATATACCCTGTAATACCTGCTTCGTATAATAGAGTTAGCGATGAGGGATTGGCTCTCATCGCAACGGGGACAACTGTCCCCATTCAACTCAAGGAGAGAGAAAATGTCTATTCAACAAATGGTTATCAATGCACTTAAATCAGTCCACGCTTATGCCGAGGCCATCGAGGGCTTACGCAAAGCTCTGAAGGGTAAGAGCCGAGACAAGGTCAGAGCTACGCTCTTGCCCTATGTCGCTGCTTTCTACGGCGTGCCTGTCATTGACGGCGAGGGCAAGGCACAGGGCACAATGGTGCTCGACAAGACACACGAGAAGTACGAGGGCGCACGCAAAGCGTTGAGCCGTTTAACTGACTCTATCTCGGGCGAAGTGCCACAGAGTAATTCTCGCACCGAGAAGGTCGTTGTTCCCAAGCGTGTGTTGGATAACGTGTTGAGCGTGGTGTTCGATGCGGGCTTGACCAAGAAGGAATTCGATGCGCTCATCGCAGAGATGCGTGCGAGTGTTTCGTTTGAGTGATCGGGGACATTTGTCCCTGTTCTTTTATGACAGCGCAGAGACGAGGTTTCTGCGCTGTTTCATTTTGTGTCTAACAGAAAGGAAAAATCACCATGTCAAAGAAAATAGTCTATCAAATCAAGTCAATCATGTTCCACGCATACTTCGAGGGCGTGCGTAACAAACGCCCCATGTCCGTCATCGCTCATCGTTTAATCTAAGAAAGGGAAAAATCATGTCAGCTAAATACATTTTGTCAGAACTGTTCCTCACCGCAGTCGGCGTACTCGTCATCAAAATCCACTGTGACGTACTCTGGAAAATGGGAACTCCCCTGTTCTACATATTGGCCCCAATCGTTGGTGCATTCATTATCGGTATGCAAGTCAGCCGTATTCTCCACACCTTTAACTCCGAAGAATCAGAGGAATAAACCATGCAACTCAAACACATCGCCCCTCCACACATCAAAGCTCAACTCGCCGAGCTACGCAAACAACTCGTCATGCTCGAAGAACTAAGAAAGGTAGACTTTGCCCATTACCAAGCCACCAAGATTTTGTCTTGGCAACAATGGAAAAATGACACAACGCCACTTAAACGGGGACAAATGTCCCTGTTCTGAGATTTTTCCACCTATCCATGCATATCCATCATTTTGGCAACTATCCGCACATACGCGTACACGTTTCAAGCCCCGCCAATGCTAGCGCTCCGAATGACCAGTCCCATATATATAACTTTTTAAATGTATTTATATATATAGGAAAGTATCTGTATACACACCCATGCTTTTACCCATGCTCAAGCCTTTGCTTTGGTCTTAAGGTAATAGCTCTTTCTAAAATCGCTATATATTCGGACACGGTCACTCGCAAAGCCAATGTTTATGCTACACTCAGCGTGTCCAGTACCATTGGATAGTTGCCATTATCATGGATAGGTATCCCACATCAAGGAGATTTTGTCAAATGAGATACAAACATTACATGGATTTTTCCGAAAACGAATTACATAATCTACTAGGCGAACGTCGAATGACCGATGCCGAACGAGAACACATCAAGCGCATAGTCGCCGATCAGAAGGCACAACTCAGAAGCGAGAAAGGCAAACGAGCCCAACTCAAGCTCTACTGGTCACAACTCACGCAACCCCTCATGATCGAGCGCAAGATCATCCGATCAATGCTCAACTACAAAAGCACCGACAACGAAGACCCACGAGTCATGGCGCTCAGAGCGTATTCAATGGTGCTCGACAAACTGAAATCAGATTTTTCCCTGTATCAGAATCAAAAGAAGATTTTACC